GTAGGAGTGCGACATGTGCATCTGTCAAGTTAGTTAACTTGCTCCGAAGAGCAAGAACTTCTTGTCGGAGACGTGCGCCTTCTGCGGCAACGGGCCCATTGGTTGTGGATTTGTTCATATAATAGATCTACTTCCTTTTCTCATTATTAGTCATAGCGTGTGATGCATGCTCTAGGAGGAATACCTTATGGTTTCCAAGAAGAGCCTAGATGAATATAAAGTCATCGAACATCTACTCTATGACGCTCACGTGTCTTGGAGTAGCTACTTCAACGCTCGGGCGTTTCGTTTAACTACGAGTGTAGTCGAACGTCGCGTCCGTTTGGAAGGACTTGGTTTTCTTACGAAAACCTTACCTCGATTGGGCAAGCTCCTTGATAAGGCGCTTGCAGGAGAAGCTAAACTAACGAGAGCCAATCATGGTTTCACAACCATGAAAGACTCCGAACTGCCGAGATTTCTCGGTGAGTTCTTTAGTCGCATTTTCCAACCGAATGGGGATATCCTTCCTAACCCTGACACAAACTGCGTCAGCGTATTACGTCGGATCTTATACCCTTTTTACAAGTATGAGACGCCGTATACAGAAGCACAGACACAACAGGTCGTCGACAGTTTCATTGAAACCGAGAACGATCTTATTCATATCGATGCTGCCGTCGCTAATTGGACTCGCAGTTTTGATGAATTCGCACGAAGCAGAAGCCGGCCGATTGGCGTTGAGGATCATAAAGACCCTCTATACCATACTCTGCCAGTAAATCAACTTCGCGTTATTCGCGACGCTAGGAGACTTCTTTTCGAGGTCTTCAAGCGCTTCGATCCTACGGACATTATTCCTCGGCATGGTCCCGGTGTCGTTGCACCAAAGCAACGGCTCGGAGCCAAGTACCTTTGGACGAATGTCTCGCATCGAATCACTTCTGTGTATCCTTTGGATGCGTATTTCTGCGCATCGCTGGGGCACGTCTGTGATATTGCCGGTAAGGGATTTACCCTTACAGACTACGATCTTCCAGCACAAGTTTTACTTGTACCGAAAGATTCGCGCGGCCCTCGTCTCATCTCTTGCGAACCCGTTGATTTTCAATGGATCCAGCAGGGGTTGAGGTCGGCCATTTACGAGTTAGTGGAGACACACGCCTTAACACGGCATAATGTCTTCTTTACTAATCAAACACCCAATCAATGCGGGGCCCTATTAGGGTCTCTCACTGGTCGGTATGCGACCCTTGACCTCAAAGAGGCCTCGGATCGCGTTTCGGTTAGTCTAGTCCACTTGTTGTTTCCAAGCCACCTTCACAGGTTCTTGGACGCAGCGAGGAGTGCATCTACAGTGTTGCCAAACGGCACGCAACTAACACTCAGAAAGTTCGCCCCAATGGGATCAGCATTATGCTTTCCCATTATGGCGTTGACTATCTGGGCGTTGCTAACCGCAAGCGCACCTGACGGGGATACTCGTGAGAGTATCCTTGTGTATGGTGATGACGTCATAGTACCAACGGCTTTTGCCGAGAGCGCTATGAACATCCTCGAAGTGTTTGGTTTACGAATAAACCGCACCAAGAGTTGTACCCAAGGATCCTTTAGGGAATCCTGCGGCGTAGACGCCTTCAAAGGCGTCAACGTTACTCCGGTCCGTTTCAGGACCGTTTGGGAC